TGGCATAATCAAGGCTATTGATCGAGGAACAATCATTCAGGCCTGACAGAAAGAAACGGCCATCCTCGATTGCGTATGCGGTATATCCTCCCGCTTGATCCTGATCGACAGGAGTCGGCAAGTCACTGTCTGTCACAGTCTTGATTATATCGGATTCGATATAATAATTCCCGGACGTGCTCAGAACAGAGATTTGAGGAGGATCAGCCTGATTTCGGCTAATTTTAACCCTGTCAGTTCCCGGAAGTGTTCCAAGGCGCGCAGAAGTGTAAATCCCGGCGCTTCTTGTGACTTTATAGGCACTCATGCCGTGGACGGCATAGATACAATCCAAATCCTCACAAAAAATAAAGCCGCGCGATATGGCGTCTGAAACCTCCACCAATTCGCTTAAGCCGTGAGCTGGCAGAACCGCAAGCGGCCCCTTCGCATCATTGCCCTGCTGTTCGGCATAGGCGTTCACAAGCGCCGTGGTTCCGAGGTAGTTATATTTGCTGGTGTTGGTTTGGAACGCGATAGGAAGCGCGGTCATCAGAAGTATTCAGCCCTAAGAACTGCGCCCGTCGCGGGTTTTGCCGACATGTTACGCAAATCCTTTTCAATAAGCTTCATGGCCTGAGTTGCCGTCGCAATATCAGTCAAACCAAAACTTGGCGCTATTGCCAACCCGATCCGCTGCGATAGAATCGTAAGATACGGTTCAGGAACCGACACTTCCGAACCGTTCCAGATCGGCATGTTGAGGATTGAGAGGCGTTGTACTTCCGAACCGCACGTTTCAATCGCCCAATCAAGATCAGAGCTTGCGGGAGTTTCATCCGCTCCCACAAGCCCCAAATCTTTCAAAACACGGGTTGCCAGATCAGACAATGAATAAGTCGCCATTGGTTAACCCATGTTTGCGTGTGTTACGGGACGACATACAGGACAGTAACCGACAGTGTGCCGGTGCCGCCCGCATTTGCCGCCGCCGTCACCGTGCCGATGATCGTGGTTTCGGCACTGAGAATAAGCGGGCCGTCTTTCAAGACGCCGTGCAGCGGATAGCAAATTCCCGCTACATTGCTCACGTTGCCGGTGGCGAATACGTCACCCGTGATGACTCCGGAATTGAGAAATGCATCCGGATCCGCCGAGTCTGTGCCGTTCGCGGCATAGCCAACGTCAAACTCGAAAGTCTCCGTTCCGGTATCAATGTCATCACCGCGAAGCCATCCACCGATGATTACAGCGCCCTTGGGGACGCGGCAAAACTCGATAATGTCATTCGCAGACGGGGCCGACGCAAGCTCGTAGGTGCCATGAGCGGCACATACAAGGCCCGCGCCAGTCGGTTTGTAGACAGGAAGGCCAGAGGCCGCCCGATTAGCGGTATAGGTAGCCATTATCAAGCCCTCTTAGTTCGAGGTTGCAAAATAGCCGGTCACAACACCATGATCTTTCAAATCACCAGTGTCGGAACCGGACGCGGTGCCAAACTTCATTTTCTCGATGCCATAAATAGCTTCGATACCGATGCCGCGCTTGTCGCCATAATCGAAGGTTTCCTCGACAGACTTCCAGCGTTTAGCATAGGCCGCACCAAGCGCCTGAGCACCGCACAAGAACGCGGTGCCAATCTCGACGGTTCCGGCATCGCCAAGGTTGGCGAGGTCGGTTGCAAGTTCGTCGTAGATTTCCGGCACTTCCTTGATGATGACGCCATCCCAAAGAAGATCACCGCCCTTGAACAGACGATTATTCTCCATTTCAAGAGCAACTTCACGCTGCGCTTGGGTGATGGTCGTATCGGCCTTGAGGTCGCGGAAACAACGCGGATCGACATACAGAATATAGTAATGCCGCCCGTTCGACTCGGAGCGGATCGGGCGGATTTTGGGATTCGCCGTCACGCGCGCCTTGTACTTCATAGCTGAAACGTCAGCCGCTGTCAGCTTATCGTTCGTCAAGTCCTGCTCAGTCAGACCAGCCGAATGATCGGCACCGGAATAGCCGCTCGCGAAGTAAACACGATCAGCGTTGTCGGTAAGCCATGCATCGCGTGCCGTTGCGTCAGCGCTACCGATAGCGGTACCATTGATCGACGCAAGGGCCTTGATGATCAGCTTTTCCGTGTCTTTCAAAGACCAGTCCTTGAGGACCATCTTGCCCGCTTCACGCAAATCAATGGCAGAAAACTGCTCATCAATTTCAGCAATTCGGACCGCGTTACGGCGCTTATCAACCGTCACCTCAAATGAACGGCTGGCCATATCCTCTTCGTTGCCTTCGAGGGTATTGCGGCCAGTGACGGCGCTCTGTGTGAGCTTGTTAACGAGCGCGAAGTTAATCCGGTCGCCCGGCTTCTTCATCAGGTTTTCTTTAACCTGAATGATGTTGAGTTCTGACGTTCCCATTTCAGACGCGAAACGGTTTTCAGTCAGATACTCGGTGAAAAACTGCGAATCCCACTGTTCAACAGTAAGACCGCTGGCAACACGAGTGTCAGCCATGTCCAGATTCCTTTCGGATTGCCGGACACTTCAAGGCATTAAAAAACCCGGCTCTTAGGCCGGGGGTTACCGCTTGAAAATGTCCGCTATTGTTGGAGGCCCGGACCACGCCGGGCCGGAACGATTCCCGACATTGCGAGCACCGGCCAAATTACTTGGCATCACTGGCGCGGGCTGCCGGGGTTGTGTTTCGGACTGTGATTGAATCTCAGAGAGAAGCTCAGCCTTGATCCGCTCGCGCTCCGCGTTAGGGTCAAAGGTTTTTCGATCAAACCATTCTTTCGCCACCGCGTAGGGGTTTGGCGAATTGCTCATCAGCGTATCAAGTGCCGCAATTTCAGGATCGCCGCGATTAGCGCCTTCCCTGACATGGCCCATGAAGTCTGCAAACTTGTCACCGAATACCTTTTCGGCCTGCATCTGCATGAGTTGTGAGCGCACCTGATTTAATTCCGAAACCACGGGGTTGAGCATCTGTGCGCCACGTTGGCGGAATGCAATGTCCGGGTCTTGGAACCAATCTACGGGTTCTTCCTGATTGGTCTGTTGCTGTACAGGTAAGCGCTGCAACAATTCCGCGACTTGACGCTGTAGCGTCTCGTTCGATTTGCGGAAATCTGCAACTTCCTCTGTATAGCGTTTGACCTTTTGCTTCTCGGCATGCAACGCTTCGTGCGGAACCATTTTCTGGCCGCCACTTTCGCGTTCATTTCCGGTCTGCTCAGTTTCGGGCGATTCCGTTTCATGCCGCTGATCCGCGACGTTCTCCGTGATTCCCCGTTCCGTAGGTTGCTGAATGGTTTCCTTTGCAGGTTCTTGCGTGGCGTCTCGGCCAGCGAGAATATCGTCAATGCTCTGAGTCACAGTTTATCCTTTAGTGTCTGGATGACAAACGCCCGAAAGTCGGCGGCACTCGATGGATTGAATTGGTCATCGTCCAATACGCCCTTAAACCCGGCGGCGGTATTTCTTAGGCGGGCAAGTATTGCCCCGGCGCTGCGTCCGTCATGTCGCGCGCCTGCATCAAACTCTCACGGGCCTGCATGGCCTCTTCCTGCGCCTGTATCGGCGCAAGGTGGGCTTCTGCCATGGCCTTCTGTGCCTGCGCCTGCTTCAGCAGCGCGCTGGCCTTTGTTTCCTCAACCTTCGCAACAGCGCCCGCCATTTGCAGTTCCTGCGCCTGTCCGGTTTGCGGGTTAGGTTGGTTCATCCGTTCAATCAGCTTATCTTTGTTTTTCAGGTTCGGCGCGGCCTCAATCAGCACATCAATCGGGAATGTGCCCGGCCTTGCCTTTTCAAGCTCGATCAACGCCTGCCATTGTTCCAGCGCCGGGGTGACAGCATCCGGCGCTTCGTCGATGATAATATCACAATCCAGCTCACCGACATTCTGAACATAACCCGCGATCTGTTCAGCCATTTGCGGGTTCTGCATCGCCATCATTTGCAACTGTTCAGGCGGCATGTTCATCACAACCCACTTGATATTACGTTCATCGTCGGTGACGCGAATCCACTTCTCAGCCGTCCAGAACTGCCGGATGCGATTCCAAATCATACGGAACACCCGCAGGTCTAAGTCGCGCAAGTGATCCAGAAGTTCCCCAACAGTCAGCATCCCACCTTGCTGACTGGCAATAATGGCCCGGCCAGAGGCCGCCGCTGATCCTTGCGTTTTATCGCCCATCATCGTGGCGTTGGGACCACGCAGATCAATCTCGTTTTTGGATTCCTGCAATAGCTGGAACTGAGCCGTCGCAAGATCAACATTGCGCTCAATCCGAATGCCGCCCTCGCGCAACGCGCCCGGCGCAACCTCAAGCGCGCCGTCAGGCCTTGCGGCTTCCTTGCGGAACTTCTCAATATCGTCAACCGCGCCGGTTTCATAAATCGTCTGAACCGTGTTGAGCAAATGCAACGCCTTGGAGCGGCGCTTGTTTACCTCATCCTGTGGAGAGATCATTTCCCGGACGATACCGTATCGGTTATTGTCCCGGTCAACATAGCCGGAAGTCAGAGCAATCCCGCAATCACTCTCTCCACGGTCCGTCTTGTACGGCGACGGGCCTGACTTTAGAATTCCGCCCTTGGTATATTCTGCAAAGAACCATTCGCCAGCGCGCCTGATCCAGATTTGACAAACCCGGATGCGCTTGCGCTTCTTGTCGGCCCAAAGTCGCCACTTAGGCTTGTCATCATAGGTGTCCGACATGCTGCCGCGCTCGTCCATCGTGGAATCGAGCGCTTCCTTGCTGTCGGGATATTTAGCAATGGCATCGTCGTAGTCCATCCAGATTACAACACCCAAATAGCCCGCGTCAGAATAATCAGGCTCAGACGAATGAGGGTCCCAGAAAGCCCGATCCCACGCGACACGGCGCAACACAATTTGCGGCTCGCCGTCATATCCCCGTTCAACGGCGACCTCAAAACCACCGGCACCCTCAACACACAGATTGCGCCAAACACCAGTGCGCTTATGGTCGTAGCGCTGTTCATCGCTAACGTATTTTATCGCCTGACTAGCACCATCAGCATCCTGCTCATGCGCGGGGGTGCGAGGAAAGGCTTTTGGGTCAATACGGCGCTCAATCTCCATTCCAACAAGGAATTCAATCTTGCCCTTGATCCGGTTAGCAATCACGGGAGGTTGCCCGCGTTTTTTAAGGGCCGACTCCTCTGACGCCGTTAACTGCTTGTTGTCAACATAATCGCGGTCGCGCTCCGCAAGCTGGCGGGCATCATAAGTCGCATCTTCGCTTTCCTCGAACATGCGGACAAGATCAGCAACATCAAGCTTGCCGTCATCTGATTGTGGTGCGACCGTTTTATTGTCAATCATTGATCCAACACAGCTTCCTGCCGACAGCAAACAACGGCAACCTCACCGGCTCGCCATCCCATATGATTTTCAGATAAAGCCGCTTCATCACACCGTTTTCCAGTCTGAATTTTTGCCATTGTCCGCGAATACGCGGTCCCAACGGTCTGCAACGGGTTTAATGGTTTGTCGCGATTTGGTCCCAACCACCATTTTGTCGAGCAGTTGCCCAACAAGGCCAAGCGCGTCAACCTGATCGTCGTGCTTTCCCGCTGGAAAGCTTAACATCTCAGACCGCAGCGGCTCCAACCAAGGAGAACCCTCCAGGATGTAAAGCCCGTTAAGGGCGATGCGACCGCGAATTGACTGCGCTCTAATGGACTTGTCCCCACCGCGAGTCGGGAACTGGTCCCGCGCCACGAAGGCCCTTCGTTCCCGCATTCGCCTCTCCAAGAAAGGCCCGACACCCGATTTGATCTGGCCGGTTTCCTCAGCCCAGCCGACCGGCTTCCATTGCAGGACCAAATCGCAAAACGATTCAACCCAAACATCAGACGACGCCTGCTTGCGCCACAGATCGAGCAGATAAAGCCGCCCCTCCGGGTCAAGCCCGACGACGACATGTACCGTATAGTCGCCGCCATCCGCCGTCACCGCGTAATCGGATCCGCCGTAGACCCTCAACGTGGCTTGATCAGGTAGCTTGTGACAGGTCCGCAGCCAATCGGCCTTAAAATAATCGCCCTCTTCCGGGGCCGGACGCTGCTGATAAAGTGCAGACCACGTCCGCGCAGGGGTTCGGCCCTTCAATTCAGCGAGCTGGCCGCCATAACCATAATCACCATCAGACCAAAGAAACTCACCGGCAGAACGCCCAAGCGGGTCATTTTCCTCGGCCTCAGCCGGGAGGCTCAACACTTCCCAATCCTCGTACTGCAAGGCGCGCCCGGCCAAATCGGCCTCATGCCAGCGGGTTTGTATTATCAACTTCCGGGAATCGGGAACAAGCCGAGTCGAAAAGTCGTTGACATACCAATCCCAAATCCTGTCACGGATCAGTTCGCTATCCGCGTCCTGTCTCGACCGGATTGGGTCGTCAATAATCCCAAGTTTTGCGCGAAAGCCAGCAATGCCGGTGCCGACGCCCGCAGCATAGTATTCAGGCCCGCTTGTGAGCGCCCAGCGCCCAGCCGCCTGATTGTCTTGGCTCAGCTCAACACCAAGCGCCAGACCGTGCTCAGCGATCAGATTGCGGACACGCCTGCCCCATTTCTCCGCCAACTCAGTGGTGTGGCTCGCCGCCAGAATGTTCCAAGGCTCATTCGCCAGCACCCAAGCCGGAAATAGGATCGACGCATAAGTTGATTTAGCAGAGCCGGGCGGCATAAATACCGCAAGATTCTTAATCTCGCCACGCGCCAACCGCTCCAACCGCTCAATCAGAAGCTTGTGATGCCCCGCAGGCTCAAACCCAGCCGCTCTGCACCACTCAGTGAGTGACCGGCGGATCGTCCTGCGTCTCAGCAGTTCGGTCGCCGCGTCCCGACGCGATAATTGCAAGTTCATTGTCACTCAAATCTGCCGCTTCGCCAGTGTAATGCGTGGCCTCAATCACCTGCGCAACCTTACCCTCGATGCGGTCAGCAATCATCTGCATGGCCCATGATTCGCCAGCCATCGCATATTCAACAGCCTTTTCAGCCAAGACAGCTAGCTTCTTACGACCTTCGCTATCGGTACGATTCACGGCAAGGCGCAATGCGTCCGTAAATGCCTTGTCTTTCGGCCTCCCTTTCGGATTGCCTGATTTACCTTTTTGGAATGGCATTGTTATCACTTCTTAATGATTTGCTCATACAGAGCATTTTGTGCTGGCCTCGCCCATTGAGCGGTGCCGAATGCTAACCCCACACTTGGCGGGGAAAACTGGTTGGTGCCACTCGCCCGTGTTTGTGACGGAGTGTGGTATCGACCCGTACCCGCTCTGGCGCTTTCTCCACAGGAGAAGGCGCACAAAACGGGAACAATGAGTCGACTCCAAACAGCGAATCGCGCTCGATTGCAGGCTTGAATTGGAAAAGCCGCCAGTTGGCGCTGGCGGCTTCCGATCCCGCACTAACAGTAGGGCTGCTAGCGGGCAATTGCGTGAATGCAACAACCGGACAATGTGTCCGGAATCACGCCTAGTCAATAGCAGTCCCTTCAACTTGAAGGGCTCTACACATGGCGTTCAATTTGTTTGTTGCTTACGATCTCGACAATCCTGGGCAAAACTATGAGGCGGTCCACGAGAAAATCAAATCTCTTGGCCCCTGGTATCACGCTCAGCAATCACTCTTTTACGTCCACACTGGGCTTAATGCCCAGCAGGCCCACCAAGCCGTGCGGTCTGTGATGGACACTAACGATAGGCTGATCGTCGTCGATGCTACCAGTGCTGTCATGACCCCGGCATTGCCGGATCACGTCGAAGCCATCAACACCGTTTGGTTTGATCCCGCTTAAATCATTATCGGCAATCGGCTTGAACATAAAACCTCCGAAAACAGAAGCCCGGATCACTTGCCGGGACTTAATCCCAATGGCCATCAATCAAGTCAAATCTGATGCCAAGTTCATCTATGATGTCGGCCTTCGCTTCATGACGTTCCTTAAGTTCAACGGCCTGATCCCGGCCATCACGCCCGGCAGGAACCGATTCCACAAAACTAAGGCGGAACGAAAGAAGCGCCGAGATACAATCTTGGGCCTGTCGTTCCTCATTCATAGGAATATACTCGCATTTGTCAAGTATATAAATGCGTAATAATATCCCACGGCTTTGTCCCGTCTTTCGGGGCGATCAACCCCCGCAGTTCCGGTTTTGTACCCGTGGGGCGACGGTCTGGCATCACCCGACACGCCATAACCCGGTAGCATGATGTGAGCTACACATCAGAGGCGTTCCGATGACCCCTAGAATGTTTTAACGGCCCCCGGCCCATGATTGCGATTGCTCGCCTGCACTTCAAAGAAGTACTCTGGGATGTTCCGGCGCATGCCGTTAACTTACACGCCATTAGGCGCAATTCCTGATCCTGATCGTTCTTGGCATATCTACGCTCGCATGTCAAGTGCGAAAATAAATCTGCTGACTACGCTAAGAAGCTAACAGTATTTTCGCGGAATGTTCAGGCCGCGATCATCTTCGGTCCGACAGTGCA